ATTGTAACGATAACGAGATAGATCCCTCTACAACAAAACCTATGATCTCAAAAGCACTAAAAGAAAAAATTAAATCAGAGGCAGTTGATTTAAGATTACTTAAAGAGAAACCTAGTGGTAAGTTGCCTGTATGAGTAAGTTGAAGAATCCTTATAAAAAAATATTAGACAACGTAAAAGGTACTCAATATGTGAGTAGTAAAACGTTTAGTGAATCAGGTCAAGTAATGAGAAGAGTAAAAGAAGTTTGTATTACAGAGTTAGATATACAACATCAATTTGAAAAACAAAATGGTCTATCTCACTTCTTACAAATACCTATTGATGTTAATGATGTTTTTAGAACACACTTTCCTCTGGCACCTAGTGTAGATAGAATAGATAACGCAAAAGATTATTATCCTAATAATATTGTTATCAATACTAGATTTGAAAACAACGGTTTAAATAGATGTGATCCTAAGTATATGGATTATATAAAAGAATACTTGATAAGTCATTTTAAGAGTCAATGATATGTATGGCGGATTTGAAGTATATAAGACTTATCTTGCTGTAAAACTACATTTTACCTCAAAAAGTTATGACTATCATAAATATGGTGGTAAGATAAATTGTAAACTTGATACCTTTACAAAAAGAAACGATAGATACTTTTTTCACAAACTAAGTATTAAATATAAACAAGAGGAGATATTAGATTTTTTTGTATCTAATTTTATTAAAGATGAAAAGAAATGGATTGGCAGTCTTTTACAAAATGACGGACAAGATATATACATGGATTACAAGAAACGGCAAGACTCTTTTAAATACCATTTTAGAAGCGATCTGTTATCTATTAATAATGATTTTAATGCTCGTAATATTTCTTTTGATGATGGTTTCTTATGTAATAGCGGACAACATCCTAGACTTTTACGCTTACTTCTTCAAAAGAAAACGTCTATCCAAACCATCGTTGTTCTTAACGAAGTCTTATCGTTTACTAAAAATTGGAATAAAGAGATTGCCGAGAAAGTTGTATGGCCTAAAATCTCATCTACGATTGCCAAGTTAAAAGGATTTATGAAATATAATAAAACAGAATGTAAACTAATAATAAAAGAAGTTTTTTTAAATGACAATAGAACCGATTAAAGAAAAGTTAGACGATAAAATTTCTAAATTAAACTCGACTAGAGTTTTTAAAAAAGTCACACCTAGATATGACTTATCTTGGTATATTAAATGGGCAAGTAGTATAACACTAATTTTTGCTATGATGTTTACAGCAGTAGAATTGTTTCCTTTAAACATGTTTATTGCTAATATAGGTTTTGTAGGTTGGTTAGTAGTTGGTATGTTATGGCACGATAGAGCTTTAATAGTATTAAATTCAATATCATTAGCAATTTATTCAATGGGTATTTTAAATTATTATTATGGTTGATACAGTATTTTGTATAGGTAACGGTGAAAGCAGAAAAGGTTTTGATTTAGAACAATTAAGACCTCATGGTAAGATATATGGTTGTAATGCTTTGTATAGAGATTTTACACCAGATGTATTAACTGCTGTTGATCATGGTATAATGCACGAAATATACCACAGTGGTTATGCTAAAAAGAATACATGTTATTTTAGAGAGTGGACTAAACAACCTATTCAAACATATCACTTAACATTGTATGGTACACTAGACGAAGATCAAATTAAAGAAGTTAAAAAACATGTTGATGTTATACATGAAAACGAAAGAGGTAATTCAAAAGAGTTTGTTTTTCATGGTGCTAACTTATCAGGCATAGTTAATATTGTAAAACGTTGGAAAGGTAAAGCTAATACCGAAAACGTTATGAAACAAGAGATCAAACATAATTCAGTATATGTTAGTTGGGTAGAAGATACTGATCCTGTACACACCCTAAAAGAAATTATACAACCTAAAGATAAAGGTTGGGCTTGTGGTGCTACAAGTGGTCTAGTAGCATGTATAAAAGAGAAACCTAAAGATGTCTATTTAATAGGACATGATTTAAATAGTAAACATCAAAAACTGAATAACATCTACAAAAGCACAAGACATTATGGTAATGAGGAAAATGCTGCTATACCTAGTACAAACTGGATAGATCAGTGGAAAAAGATATTCAGAGAGTTTAAAGATATAAACTTCTGGAAAGTCAATGAGATAGTTGAAGATAGATCAAAAGAAATACTGGTAAATGATGACGTAAATAATAAGGTTTTACATTGGGACGGTACAGTACCTAACATCAAATATATTGATTATGATGAACTCAAAAGGCGCTTGACATTAGCATAGAAATATGTTATATTAGTAATATGTTTGACACTTTTATATACAGATTATTGGATAAGATTGTCAACTGGTGTACACGATACAAAGAGTACAGAATTAATAAGTCTTTACCTAAGCCGAACCCAAATGAATTAAAAAAATGGGTAAAACAGAATGAAAAGTCTTATAAATAATAACGATACCGATTATACAGGTAACACAAATATAATAATACAAGGAGAATACAAATATGGATTTTGAAACATTAAAATCATCCGCTTCAAACTTTGATAAACTAACAAAGGCACTAGAAGCAAACGCAAATCCCGAAGACAATAAATCAAACAAGAACAAATACCAAGACGATAGACTTTGGAAACCAGAGTTAGATAAGACTGGTAATGGCTATGCTGTTATTAGATTCTTACCTGCTGCTGAAGGCGAAGAAATGCCTTGGCAAAGAATATGGACTCACGCTTTCCAAGACAAAGGTGGTTGGTTTATTGAAAACTCTTTAACAACACTAAATCAAAAAGATCCTGTCAGTGAAGAGAACACTAGATTGTGGAATACAGGTGTTGATAGTGATAAAGAAATCGCTAGAAAAAGAAAGAGAAAACTATCATACTATGCTAACATTTTAGTTGTTAGTGATCCTAAACATTCTGAAAACGAAGGTCAAGTTAAGTTATTCAAATTCGGTAAAAAGATATTTGATAAGATAGCTGAGACAATGAACCCAGCGTTTGAAGATGAGAAACCTATTAACCCATTTGATTTTTGGAAAGGTGCTAACTTTAAACTAAAAATTAGAAAAGTTGATGGTTATTGGAACTATGATAAATCTGAGTTTGAGTCTGTTTCACAAGTTGCTGAAGATGACGCTTCTATCAAAGCAATATGGGCGAAACAATACCCTCTTAAACCTTTTGTTGATCCTAGTAATTTTAAAACCTATGAAGAACTCAAAGAGAAACTGATTAGGACAATTACAGGAACACAAAACACAACAACAGTTGATAAAACGGACCTCCCACCGGCAACTGAAAACGTTGTGAAAAGTCAGGAAGTTAAATCTTCTCCGACAAGTGATAATGACGAAGATGATACTTTGTCATATTTTAGTAAATTGGCGGACGAAGATTAAATCTTCTCTCTCGCTTTCTAACTTTAAGGGGTATCGAGTAATCGGTATCCCTTTTTTTATGCTGATTGTTTATTTAAGATGAAAAACGTATCATCTACATTTCTAGCAAGATTTGCTGATAATGTTTGATTGGTCACTTGATTTACATTATTAATAGGTGAATTGTTTTGAGCAAACGTCATTGCTTGTTTATCTTCTTTTTCTGATATCTCAGGTGTAATATTAAATTCTTTTGGTAAACTTTTTAGTATAGTACCTTTTTCAATTTGAAACTGATCTATCATACTATCTAACTTTTTATTTTGATCATCTAAGTTAATTATAGTTTGTTTACTCTCACCTGTACCTCTAATATCATTTAATGCTTTTGTATCTGCTGCCTCTTGTAATTTAGAATCAACTATATCTTCAATATCTAAAAACTTATCATCAAATTTTTTATTATCTAATTTGAAACCAGAATCAACTTTACCCTCATCATTATTTACAAAAGGTTTAGCAGGGATTTCTTTAGCAGGTACTTCAGCTCTTTCTAATAACTCAATATCTTTACCTGGTTTGATTTTGTTGATTAGTGCTATAACACCATTAATTGAATCAACAAAGAAATTTTTAATAGTAACAAATATATCTATAAAGAAATCTTTTATTTTACCAGGTATGTCTGATATACTATCAGCAAAATCTATTAATTTATCTTTAACAAATGTAAAAGAATTTTTTATACTTAGGGCAAAATCACCTAGTCTTTCTTTTACTACATCAATATTGTTTATAAAGAACTCAACTGCCTTCTTAATTAACACGAAAGCCCCAATGACTAATCCTATAACAGCTACAACTTTTAGAGCAACTAATATGAATGGCGCAAAAGCAATAAGAGCAGATAAACCAGCGACTACAATTCTCTTAGTAAATGTACCTAATGCCTTAATACTACCTGTTAAACCTTTTGTTTTAAATATTTCAAACCCTTTTGCCACACCATCAAATACACCTTTTAACCCTTTATCAAATCTCTTAAATCCATTAGTTATAAAATTGAAAGACTTATTAACTGTATTGTTTATACCATCTACTAATTTACCAAAAGAAAAATCAAATATATCAGGTAGTTTCTTAATTAAATTCATAGCACCAGTAAAACCATCTATCACTAAAGCTAATGTTTTTTGTACTTGTCTAGCAACGTCTATGAGAGGTTGAATAACTGGTATTAAGAAGTCAGGTGCTCTATCGTTTAAAGCATTTTCAAAATCATCTAAGAAACCACCAATACGTTTATCAAATCTACCACTTCTACCAGTAAATAGTTTCTTTTCTTCTTCTAATAATGCTCTTCTCTCTTGTATATTTTGTATTTCTGCTACTAAACTTCTCTCTTGTGTGTTATTTAATTTTTTATTGCCTTGTTGAAACTGTCTAATCTTTTCTAAGTTTTTTTCTTCTTGTATTTGTAGTTTCTTTTCTTCTAATATTATTTTATCTTTTTTATTATTGATTTGTTTTTCTGTAAGTAATCTATTTCTAACTTCAATCTCACCTGTTTTTTTGTTTCTAACTATTTCTGTTTCAGTAAATATGTTTTTCTCTCGTAACTTAGCAGACTCTTCTTCTTTTGCTAATCTTTCACTATTCAATTTTGATCTTACATCATCTAATTTAGCTGCTTGTTCACCTAAACTATCAAGTCTAATATCAAAATTATCAATAAATTTATTTAAACCCTCTAAACTAGTATCTATTTTTTTACCTGTACCGGTAGTTAGTGCTTGTTCAAATTTATCAACTTGTTCCTGAGCATTTTTTTGTATATCAGGTATAACAGATTTGAATACAGCATTTAAAGATGTAGTAACTTCTTTTGCTAACTCTTTTTCTAACTCTAATTTAGTGATCTCGTTTGCCATTAATCTTTATTCTTTACCTTTGAAGGTTTGCCGTTTACATATATCGCAAACCAACCAGCACCAGCACCAACTACAATAGATACTAAACCTGCTTGTGCTGTGTTAGGTGCCTCTAGTGCCATAAACCAATTTAAAACTTCCATAAAAGCATAAGCATAT